AAATCTAAAATGAATTCCTATATATTTGTCAGGAAGATTTAATTCTTTATAAATATGATAAAATGATTCATTAAGATATGTTAATGATTTACATATATTTGTCATTAACTGATAATTATTGGCGGAAGTTAAAAAGTTGGAAAAACATCGGCAGGCATTTGATTCGGTAATATATATATAGTTTGTTGTCCATTGTTCAATATCTATTACTACTGGTTTTCTACAATTTAAAAATTGTTTAATATAATCATTATTTATATCTTTGTTATACAAGGTAAATATTTCATTGTCTATGAATCCAATTCTTGAAAATTTATCACCGAATATTATGTGTTTAGTTTGTTCTTTATCATTTATAATATTATTGTAATTATCTGGAGTATTTCTACCATAATATACTTCAATTCCATTTGGTAAATATTTTAAATATCCATCTGAAAAAAAATCTAAAAAATTACCATAATCCCACGAAGTTCTACCGCAATGACATAATGGATTTTTAATGAATAATATTAATTTACGATTAGTAATATTAGCTAAATAGATTGCAGTTTCTAGTGAAAATAAATGATTACAAAATCCTACACCTGAAAATAAATCATATAATAAACATTTGGGCATATAATATATAATATATAATACATAAATTATATTAAATAACATAACTAATTAAACATTAATCGACTACTCTAATTATTAATGCTTAATATCCATGAAAATATTAAATCAAAACTACATAATTTCATAGAACAGAAGAAGATACCCAATATTATTTTTCATGGTGTTGCTGGTTCAGGAAAAAAAACACTATTGTTTGATTTTTTAAACCAAGTATATGGAGGAAATAAAAGTTTTTTACAAAATTATGTAATGACCGTAAATTGTGCTCATGGTAAAGGTATAAAATTTATCCGCGAAGAATTAAAATTTTTCGCTAGAACAAACATTGATCTTCAAGAAGGCACTATATTCAAAAGTATTATATTATTAAATGCTGATAAATTAACTATTGACGCACAGTCTGCATTACGAAGGTGTATTGAGTTATTTAGTCATTCAACACGATTCTTTATTGTAATAGATGACAAATATAAATTGCTTCGTCCTATTCTCTCCCGATTTTGTGAGATATTTATTCCACAGCCGTCTATTAACAATAAAATGGTCAATCTACACACATACAATTTAGATAAATGTTTTAATATTTATAAAACAAATAAGTCAAAAAAACAAAAATTTAGGACCGAATTTGATAAATTAAAGAAGAAGATAAATGATACGAACACAACTATATTTACAATAAGTGAACGATTATATGAAAAGGGGTATAGTTGTCTGGATATAATCAATTATATTGAAGATATGGAAATCAATGCTGAAAAAAAATACGAATATTTAGTATTTATTCAGAAAATAAAGGGTGAATTTAGAGATGAAAAACTGCTTATGACTATTGTTCTACATTTTATTTTAATACGTTCGGATTATAAATTAGAAAATATTTCATTTATGTAAATGGATGACTATTCTATATCAAGTCTTCAAGAATCTAGAAATGAATGGTGTTCTAGATTAATAAATATTTTAACACCTTTAGTAATAGAAGGATTTAGGTCTATTTTTGACGAAGCATGGAAGTTATGTCAGGAAAATGATGAAACAGATAAATATTTAATGACCTTTCAAAATTTTCTTGCTAGAATTCCAAAGTGGAACCCAAGTATTGTTGAACAAGAGACGAACCGTATTATAGAGAAAAGTAACTGTGGATATTTGACCGATTTAATTAGCTGTGTTCATATCATACAACTTAAAAGTCTTACTTGTATGCGTGTAGGTAATAAGCAAAAAAAGATTAATATAAATGTTCCTTCATTGAATGAATTTATTCATAAAATCTACATCAATAGTGCTAGAAAAATATATACAAATATCTATTTATTCGAAACAGATGTATCCCCCCTTCAAATCCAGAAACATCGTCGTGAATTAGAAATCATTATAAAAGAGGAGATATTAAATTCTATTCGTGAAAATGTTCCTGTTGAAGATATATTAAAGGTGTATTTAGACGAGACTGTTGAGGAAGATATTGAGGTTGAAGAGAAGGAAGAAATTATTTCAACTGAACCAATTGTAGAAGAGGAAAAAGAGGACAATACTATAACCGATGCTATTGATAATGTTGAACTACAAAATGAAAAGGAAAAGGAAAAGGAATTAAAAATAGAACCTCTTGTACATGAAGAAGTTACAAACGAGTCTATTAAATTTAATGATGTTGACGAAGCGATTAGTGTAGATAATATTATCAGTGAAATTACAGCTCCCAAAACGGAGGAAAGACTCGAACAAATTAGTACAGAGAGAAACGAAGCTAGAAAATTAGAAGAAATGGAAGATGACGATGATGAGGATGATAAAATCAAAATTGGAGGAAAGATTAGTTTAACCGAACTAGATGTACACGATTTAGAAAAACCCAAGGTATTAAATAACACTCCTATTGGATTGGAAGAAATTGAAATATTAACATAAACATATTATTCAACTAAACTATATCTAAACTGAAATATAATTAATTCGTTAAATTTACATTAAGAATACATATAATTAATGTAAATGACAGATGTATTTGTATACTCTTTAGCCATATCTGTTGTATTTTTCTTGTTTAAATTTTTAGAGATGAAATTTCAAGATGACAACGAAAAGAAACCTTTAAAAATAGTCATTAGAGAAACCTTAATGGTATATTCTGCGTCTGTTCTTGGAATTTATATGTATGCTCAATTTGATATTAATAATATGAAAGGAGGAAAAAATACAATGGCGTTTGTTGATAATCCACAATTTTAGGTAAGATAAATAATAATATTCTATACAAATTATTATTTATTGAAAGGTTAGGTAGTAATATAGTTCTATATTATATCATTTATTAAACAATTTGAAATTATTTGTAATGATATGATGGATTTAATTTTTTATTGTAAATTAGGTATTTTATCAAAATTCATTACTTTATGATTTTTGTTAATTTTCTTTTTACTAGTTATATATTTTTTGAAAATCTCTTTTTCTACTTGTTCATTGGGAACAGCATTATGTGCCGTTCTTGCAATCATTTTATATAATTTAAATTCAGGATACCTTTCATCTCCATTTGTTTTATATAATATATTTCTCTCTTTATCATCTAATAACCATTGGTGAATTAGTTCTACTATTTTATTTTTTTTAATGATAGATGAAATATTCTCTAAGTCCTCTACGAAGTGATCAAATAGGCAACATGACAATCGGCAGAGGTCGAAACTTGAATTAGGTTCTAATCTAGGTTTTTTTTCATCAAAATAGGGTTCACAGTTATATTGTGATGCGGCATCACCCTTAGGATGGAAACTATCACTACACATAATTTTACCATTGAATTTGTAAATTGAACGTCCAAAATCGATTATTTTGTATATCTTTCCATATGTCGGTATCTTATAATATATACCATTATGACAATAATATATGTATTGTTTTTCTGTTGACGAATACATAATATTATTTGTATGTAAATCATTATGTGTAAGTGAAAATGTTTTCTGATATAATGTTAAAATCATAATAATTTGAAATAAACATGATGTCCATTCGTCATTATTTAATAAATCTTCTTCCATTAAATAGTCCAATGTGTTATCACATTTTTCCAAACAAATCATTTCAACTGGAAAATTATAAATAGAACATAAAATATTTTCTTCTTCCGTATCTTCAATATCATTATCGCTATCAATTACAACATTACCAGACACGATACTATCATCATCACTATCATCATCACTATCATCGTCATTACCATTATCACCATCAGAAGTATTTGATGATTTTGAACTACACGATGATGATGAATTTGACCGTGATGTTTTGTTTAATACAGTATTAAATATACACACATCACTCAGATCAAGTATTAATATATCGCTAGTAATAGGTTTTTCGTCGATATCTGATATTGGAAGTAATTTAAAATCTATTTCATTAACATCATCTAATTCTATAGTATTCATTTTTTCATTGACAATAATTTTAGTTTTATTTCGTCTAGAATCTACATTGAATATTTCCAAATGTTCACTGTTATCAATTTTAAATAAGTGTGTGTTGTTTTTATGAAAATAATCACTTTCATTTAAATAATCTACATCATCTATTATATTATATCCAAATTCCTTTTGAATACCTAAAAAGGAACCATAATAATCAATACCATGTATGAATCCATGGTGATTTTTTAATTGACTGGACAAGTATGTAAAAAAACCATCGACATATGCCGTGTTATTCCTGTCCATTAGTTTAGGAAAATTAGAATCATCTCCATATGTAGGTAATTTAAGTAACTCCGTATTAGAAACATCATATCTACCTGTCATATATTTTAAAGGATCAATTAATGGAGAAAATTTACAAAAAATAGTCTTGTAATATAAATTATCCGATACATCTGATAATATAACATCTAATATATTCTTGGTTTGGCATTTTTTTACATCATGTAGATAATAGTTATGATTTAAGTTAATACTATTAAAATTTGAATTATTTAGTGAAAAGAATTTTTCATATATTGGAATATAATTCTGAGATTTTGACATTTGAATGTCACACATTTCTAAAGTTTTAAATAATTCTTCATTTTTATTTTTCCGGTAATATAGAGAGAAATCCATCTTTATTATCAATAATGTTTATAATAATAATTATTTAACTTATTTCGTATATTAATTGTTATTTTTTTCTATTAAAATACTAATTATGACATTGGATTTGAAAAAATTTGATATGAAAAATATTAGTTTTAGACCAGATGAAAATAAAGGTCCAGTAGTGGTATTAATTGGAAGAAGAGACACAGGTAAGAGTTTTTTGGTGAGAGATTTATTATATCATCACCAAGATATTCCAATTGGTACAGTTATTTCGGGTACAGAAGCAGGTAATGGTTTTTTTAGTTCACATGTTCCAAAATTATTTATTCATGATGAGTACAATACTGCTATTATAGAAAATATACTGAAGCGGCAGAAAACGGTCCTGAAACAAGTTAAAAAGGAAATGGAAGCATATAAGCGGACGAGTATAGATCCGCGTGCATTTGTTATATTGGACGATTGTTTATATGATAATAAATGGACAAAAGATAAAATGATGAGGTTGTTATTTATGAATGGGCGACATTGGAAAATTATGTTAATTATTACTATGCAATACCCACTGGGTATTCCACCAAATTTAAGAACAAATATAGATTATGTATTTATATTGAGAGAACCATATATTGCAAATAGAAAGCGCATTTGGGAGAATTATGCAGGTATGTTTCCAACATATGAGTCATTTTCTCAAGTCATGGACCAATGTACTGAAAATTTTGAATGTTTGGTTGTTGATAATAACGCGAAATCTAACCAGCTTAACGACCAGGTTTATTGGTATAAAGCACAGAATCATGGAGATTTTAAATTAGGATCAAAGGAATTCTGGGAAATATCAAAAGGATTAGATAGTGACGACGACGACGACGATATGTATGACCCAAATAGTGCCCAGAAAAGAGGAGCTGGTCCAAAAATAAATGTTAGAAAAAGTAAATGG